GATAGACATAGTATCTTCAGACTCAAATGCTTCAAAATCTTCAGATTCTTGAATTTGAAAATTTTCAATTATCTTAAGTTCTGCCACATTTGATGCATAAAGTTTATCAATAAATTTTTCAAACTGTTTTGTGTCTGTTTTTTTGCGAACAATTACTTTGACAATTTTATTCTGATATTCAGAAGCATCAAACATTTGATAAGGAGTATCCTCATAATAAATGTTATAGAATAACCGATAAGGATTATTGATTGGAGTATGCTCTAATGTTTCAGTATCAAAAATAGTGAATCCACGAGGATCATTTACATCATTCCAAAACATCTCATAAGGATTGCCGAGATAGAAGATAGTTCCATTATCAGAACGAGTATGGTAATGACCAGAAAATACCTTTGTGAAGTTTTTAAAAATATTTGCTTCCAATCCATGCTCCATTACCACAGAACGATTTACATGAAATCCTTGAAGTTCAAGGTGTCCCATTGCAACTTTACACTTAGTATTTCTAATTAATTTAAGTGACTGTTCTTCATTTTCTATACAAATCCAAGGAAGAAGAAGCACATTCAAATTACCAACTTTAATTTCTGTTGGTGATGAATATGTTTTTACATTCGGATAAGATTGAAGTAGAAGATTTGGCGAATTGACATTGTTAGTATTTTTATAGTAACAATCATGATTGCCAGTAATTAGATGAACGTCATAGTTAGAAAGAGGTTCAAATACAACTTTCTTTGCCCATTCAAAACTTTGATAATCTATTGATTTTCGGCTATCAAAAGCATCTCCCATGTGTATGATTGTGGTAATCCCGTACTGTTCCAGCGTCGGGAAAAACACATTCTTATAGAAGAGTTCAAAATAGTCCTGAAAAAGTTTAGAACCTTTTCGAGCACCATAATGAGTATCAGTAATGATAGCGACTTTCATCAGTAGCGAAGTTTGGAGTGGATGCCGTCTTTGATGGTATTATAGTCGGAATAGTTGCCACCGTCAACCATGTTATCATCCGAAAACACTTCACTGAATCCCGACTTCTCAAGAATTTTATTTTTGATTTCTAACTGACGCTTTTCTCTTTGAATACGACGGAGAAAAGCATAGTGAATAATTTGAGTAAAGTATGCAAAAGGATTTTGAGATTTCTCTGGATTGAAATTATGAATGTACTGAACACAATTTTCAATGCCATCAGAAATCATGTCCTCTTTGAACATGTAATTGACAAAGTTTGGTTTGAATGACAAATGATTGGCAATCTTCAAAAAACACTCTCCAATGTAGCGAGGAATGGGAGGTTTTGGTTTATCTTGAAGGCGTGCAATATCAATGTCCTCACGATACTTAATCAATGCCGCAAGAAACTCTTTGTTGTTAACGTAATGCTCTGACCTTTTTCTTTTGGTCATAATTGCTGTGGTTATCATAAGTTTTTATCATTATTATGTAGATATTATAACACTTTCGTAAATGGTTGACAAGGTGTTTGAAACTGTGTATAATAACCTTTGTCGAGGTTGATAAGTTATATTAACTACTTTTATAGAGCTTCTCTAAGATCTCTTTAGCATCATTAACATTAGCAAGATATCCCATTCTACGATTTGGTTTAGATTGATTTCTTTTTTCTTTATAAGATTGACGAACATAAGATTGATACATCATAATCATTTCAATATCAGAAGATTCTGAAAGAGTCAATACATCTTGTAAATTAATAATAAACATATCTTCTGTGGTTGTCTTTAACCATGGTTCAAATTTATATCCAACTACACCAATTCTACTTTTAATTTCTGATATCATAATAGGATTGGAAATAATAAGCATAGTTCTGTCTTCTTCTTCTGAAGCAGCAACTTTGGCAAATATTTCTTCACCTGATTTTAATTTGACAGTTGCGTAAAAATCTTCTTCAATTCCCATTTTTCTTAAGTTGTATAGTGATTATCTCATAATTGAAATTCTCTTCATTATAAATTTTAATTCTTTCAATGAGATGATTTAGCGTATAGTTTTTTCGTGAATTGCAAGTACAGTCATCCGAAATATCATATAGTACTGCTTTTGTTTTATTTTTTCCTTTTCTTAAAACTCTTCCAATTGATTGGAGATTTCTGACTCTGGATTTTGAAGGAGAAGCGAAGACAACATTGTGCAGATTTCTAATATTGATTCCAGTACTAAAAGTTCCATAAGAAGCAACAATGATTGCACTGTTTTCTCTTTCTGTAATTTCCCTCACCAATTCTCTTTCTTCTGTATCTACGCCTCCATGAACAAAAAATACTTTTCTATCACTTCGCTTGTTAGTATTTATCAAGTCAAAAAGTACTGCACCATGAGCCTCTACACGACTAAAAAGTAAAAGAGTATTGCCTTTTAGATCAAGAGTGAGGTTAGTGATAAATTTATTTCTTTGCTCATGAGATATCAAATATTGTATCTCGTCTTCATAGGTTTCAAACTTTTGTGGAGGATGCTTGAGAACAAGACATTGAATATCTAATTGAGAAAGATGTCCCTGCTTCATCAATTCATCTGTTCTGGTTACTTTATATGATGGTCCAAATAATCCTTCCAGAACCCATTTATGAGTCTGTGTGCCATCTAAAGTTCCAGTAAATCCAAAGCGATACTTTGCATGATGAAGTTTAGTCATGATTTCAATCAATGACTTGCTCTTGAATAAATGTGCTTCATCGCCTATAATAACACCATAGTCTTCAAAGAATGAACGTTCCAGTTTATATACAGATTGCCAAGTTGTAATTGTAACTGGAAACTCATTTGTTTTTTCTCTGCCAGAATAGATTCTGTGACAATATGACTCAGCATCCCAACCATAATCTTCAAAATCCTTGTACATTTGCTCTACAAGAGATGTCGTTGGAACAACTAAAAGAATTTTTTGTCCTTTGTCAGCATAATATCTTACAATCGAATAAATCATCAGAGATTTGCCTGATGCAGTGGGGCTTATCAATAGTTTTCTATTGTGTCTTAGAGCATCGTATACTCCCTCTATTTGATAATCACGGGGAGAATGAGTACAAATAGAATGCATATAATCTTTGACACCTTCATATGAAATCATTTCATTGACTTCAAATGGTTGTCCGTAGAATTTATTATCTTCAAACTTATAAGTATATCCGTACTGCTCACAAAAATTGACAATCTTATCCAAGAGACCCACATAAATCTGCTTGGATCTCATATCATATAGATGTATTTCTCCATTCCAATTTCTACCTCTATACTGAGGCATGAATTTTGCACCAGGAACCTCAAACTTGAAATGATCTCTCAGTTCGTATTCAATATGAGGTTCTGTTTTTATTTTTAAAAATACTTCGTTAGATTTGCTTATGACCAGATTGGTTGTATTTGTCACTTAGATGTATTCACCTAAGAGTATTTATTTACCCCAGTCCAGCATTAAATCTCATAAACTCAATTGCATTTTTAATCTGATAAGTTCTGTTTTGTATTACTTTGAGAATACTTTCCAAATAAACAAGCATTGTGTCATAGTAGTCAATTTTTAGACAAACACTGGAAAGTTTTTCATCTGCATCAAGATACTTTTGCATTGTATCTTTATCCCTGATTTTTTTGGGAAAGGGATTTTCTATATAAGTTTCTGGATCAGCCTTTCCAGAATAATACTCATATCGGTCATGACGAATATTTCTTTTCTGCTGCTCTGCTTTTTTTCTTAAAAGAAAAATTGTATTATAAAGGTCAAAATATTTTGCATGAAGAACTGGGATATTTAAAGATTCTGTGTGTAAATTATCTTGATCTATCTTTGCATCTTTTTTCCACATTTCTTGAATTTTATCAAGATCAATACTCATAAAGAATTTCCGCCAAGATCAGTTATATTGTAGATAGTATACTTGAAACTTACGTCTGCTGTAAAGTATGAAACGTCAGTTGCTGTTGCATCGAACGTAAGTGTTCCTAATGAATATGGAAATAAATCTTTAAATACTACTTGAAAATTTGGAATTTTGCTACTTGTCAGTACTTGCAGAGTTCCATCAGAATATATGTTTTGTCTATCTTGAGAATATCTGCCTTGAATTGTTCCTTGATTCTGTAAGTCTGCAAACTGATGTAAACTTTCCGGATATCCAAGACCACGAATCCAATTTTGAATTTCCATATAATTCTCAAGATTTTCATCAACCAAAAATCTCAAATTTAAATCTCCAAAAACTATTTTATCTCCTGGAAGATCAATATCTTTCAAATATGAAGTTTGTATTGCAACGCCAAGATTTAAATCTGGAATATTTGCCTCATTGCAAAAAAATGCAACCTTAGGACTTTTTTTTAATGTAAATTTAAATCCTGTAGGAGATAAAAAATTTCTATTCTCAATCTGAGTTGCCATTGTTTTTTTAAATATTTAGATAAAAAAAGGGACCCTTTTGGGGTCCCTTGAAAAATTGTGAGAAAGACTCACATGAGGTTTTTGACAGCAACACGTCTGTAGTAACGGTTTGCGTCAACTTGCAATCTGCCAAG